CTGGAAAAGTAACTCCTGGTGGAAAGAAAAATAAAAAAGCTGCTGGAGGCATGATTGAATCGAACAGACTTTCACAACAGAGAAAAAAAGTATCTCACCTTAATAAAGGTGGTATTGCGAGAGGATGTGGTGCGGTTGCAGAAAACAAACGTAAAAAAACTAAATACAGTTAATGGCAAAGAAAGGATTAAGAGCTTGGGTAAAAGAAAAGTGGGTTGATATTGGAGCTCCAAAAAAAGATGGAAAGTATCAACCATGTGGAAGAAAAAAAGGTAGTAAAAGAGCTTATCCTAAATGTGTTCCTTTAGCAAAAGCGAAAAGAATGACAGCAGGACAAAAACGCTCTGCTGTGGCAAGAAAAAGAGCTGCAGGTAATCCAGGGGGTAAACCAACTAATGTCGCAACATTTACAAAAAGAAATAAGAAACGACGTTCGTAAGTGGTCTGAGTATTTTTTAGAAATACCTAATAAACATTTAGGGGGATTTCCCGCTTGTCCATTTGCTAAAAAAACATGGACTGACAATAAAGTTATTGTAGAGGTTAAAAGAAAATATAAACAGTATAAAGCTGAATTAAATGCTCATTTAAAACAATTAGACTTTCATGTTCATGAAATATTGATTTTCTGTGATCCGTACTTTAATTATTCATTAGAACAGTTTCAAGACATAATAGATGACTATAATGATTGGTATAATAAAAAGAATATATTTTTTATGGGTTTTCATCCCCTCAATCCAGCCAATGAGGAAGAACAGGAATTTCTCGTTACTCCAGATGGGAGCACCCCTATTGTAGAGAGTGACCTAGAATATTCAATGATGCTCATACAAAAGTTCTCGCAATTACAGGAAGCTTCTGATAAACTACATAGAATTGGTTACTATAAGAAGTGGCCAAAAGGATACTACCGAGACGTCGTAGTGTCTAGACAAAAAACATATAAACGAATATTCGGAGGTCGATATGAAGGGTAAGAAAAAATCTGTTCCAATGAAGCGCGGTGGCGGCATGATGATGGAAATGAAACGTGGCGGTAAAGTCATGAAAGGAAAAAAGAAGAAGGCTAAGAAAAAAGGCAAGAAAAAATAGATGCCAACTTATTCTTCGACAGCAAGCTTTGATCTTTCTATAGATGATATAGCAGAGGAAGCATTTGAACGATGCGGTCTACAGATTCGTAGTGGTTATGATGTAAAGACCGCACGACGTTCTCTTAATTTAATGTTAGCGGAATGGGCTAACAGAGGACTTAATCTTTGGACAATTCAAAAACAAGAAAAAACATTAGCTGCTGATACAACAAGTTTGACAGGAACCAATTTATTTGGATCAGGTGCTAATGACAGTCAACAAATCGTTGATATTACAGATGTTATTATTCGTGATTCAAGTAATAATGATTACTCAACATCAAGTATCAGTCGTGCTACTTATTGGAATTATACAGTCAAAACCACCAGCGGACGACCAACTCAATACTATTTTGAACGTACGATAAACCCAACACTATATCTATATCCCGCTGCAAATGAAGCATACACTCTAATATATTATGCTCTTGTTCGGATGAAGGATTCGGGTGACTACACGAATAATAATGAGATTCCTTTTCGTTTTCTTCCATGTTTATCTGCTGGATTAGCTTATTACATAGCGATGAAAAAAGCGCCAGAGAGAATTCAACTTTTAAAACAAATTTATGAAGATGAGTTTCAGCGTGCCGCAGATCAAGACGGAGAAAGAACAAGTTTATATTTAACACCTAAAACATATTTACCAGGAGCCTAATGCCTAGATATGCGTCAGGTAAATTTGCGCAACGAATATCTGATCGTTCAGGTATGGCATTTCCCTATAATGAAATGGTGCAAGAATGGAATGGTTCGTGGGTTCATATTAGTGAGTTTGAACCAAAGCACCCTCAATTAGAACCTTTACCAAAAGTATCAGATCCAGAATCATTACAACATGCAAAACCACAAAAAGTAAATGCTATTGTACCATTGACAAACAACCTATATGCGAGAAATATATTTGGTGCAAAAAAGCAAACTATATCTCAATTTAATCCCATTCCAGCTCCAGGCGCTTTTGAGACAGTTATTGTTAATACGATGCAACCAATAGACGGGACGGATCA